TAGATGCTACCTACTGAACCGCCGGACGCATATTTCTTAACTGCGCCACCGCGCCTCATACCAGACTCTTTCTTGCGACGCTCTTCAACTTCTCTTGCGGCATCAGTCATACGCTGTTGCGGGGTACGCACCACGCTTTTACCAGCCGAATCCATAGTGCCCTTGATACGCTCACCAAGAGTCTGTGTTCCTTTAGCTTCACCCGGCTTTACCATGCCAAGAGTTTCGCCAACAGATTGAGTACCTTTTGGGGCAAAATTTTTGGAACTAAATTTAAAGTTGCCTTGCGACCCAAGTTTTACTGGTGCTTCGCCTGAAGTGTCTTGCGCAGCGGGAGTTACATTCTTTGTCTTTTCAGCCTTCGACGTTAATTTTTTAGGCTTTGGCGTAGGGTAGTTATCACTACGCATTACTGCTTCATCAGCGCCTTCAGGAATAAGTTCAGGGCGGCCTTTCGACGCAGCCATAGCGCGTTTTTCTCCAGCGCTAATCGTCTTTGGCTCCGCTTTCGACTCTACAGCGGGAGCTTCTGCGTCTTTCTTACCGCTTCTAAACTCTTTGACTTTACGAGCGTAGTCGCTATCTTCGTCGTCTTTGCCTTTACCTTCTTTGTATTTGTCATACAAAGATTTAATAAGTAAAGCCCCGCCTATACCAGTCAAAATGTCGCCGCCACTAGCAAACTTCCTAGTCTTCTTTCTCATAACACTCTCCGCTGGGACTCAATTAGCTGGTCTATCTTGTTCTCCAGCCGGTTGAATCGCTGATCTATGTGATCTGTAATCCGATCTACTTCTGCCTTAGTCACGTTATCTCGTGCGATTTCCTCACGAGTCTTGTTCAAAAGAATCGTGATACGGGCTAGTTCAGAGAACTTCTCATGGGCGATGTATGCAAACAAACCCACAAATAGCGATAGTGCGCCATTCCAAACGAATGCTAAGTCCACGGTTAACACTTCCATGCTCTAAGTGATTTATTAATACGGCTATTCGGGTCATTTGCGGTCTTAGACGAAGTCAGCTTCTTCTTCATCCCTGACATCCGGGCACAGAATGACTTCTTCCTAGCCCCGCCTTCTGGCTGTGGGGCTTTCAGACCGGGCTTCCCCGGATTCGCTGCGTTATAAGAGGCACGTCCTTTGGCGTTCAAGCCGCCCTTCTCGGACTTACCTTCCTTGCGCTGCCATGCTGGAGTCTTTGCCATTAGGACACCTGATTCACAGTAACAATAACCGCAGGGGAAGCTGGACGCACGGGGGCGCTCAGGCTTTCTGGATACGTAACCAAAATCGAATTACCGGTAGCTGTTGACCAATACAGCTGAACATTTTGCCCCGCTGTTACAGTAACAAACAGATTAGCCGCAGTAATGATTGCGCCGGGGATGCTGCCATCCTTCTTAGGTACAGTTGCAATACTGCACGAATCAATGATGTCAACACCATTAAGCTGGAACCAGATAGCCGCGTTGTCTACCGAGGCTGAAGCGTTCAAAAACTGGGCGCTAAAAGCAATGTTGTATGTGCCACCAATTGCAAAAGTAAGCTGCGTTTCGCTAACAACGGATACCCCGTTGCTGTAATCCGTAGTATTAAGACGTACCGCCGTAGCCGTATTGGGGGCTGCAATTTGCGCTGAAGTAACCGCGCTTCCAATCGGATGAGTAGCCGCCGAAGTTCCAGCTACTGCGCGAGTTAAACCGGTTAAAGTGGTCAAGGTTTTACCCGTATAGGTGATAACCTCAGTACCAATTAAGACATTTCCGGAAGAAGCAAAATCGGCTGTGGACACCACAGACATCGAAGTCGTTTCATTATTCTGAAGCTGCGCTGACAGGGTTGTGCCCTTGTTGAAGTGAAACGCCCCGTACTGCGTATTGATGTCAGACGGGTCAAGTAACTCCCACGAAGGTGCGGCAGATGCAGAACCCGTTCCGGTTTGCGATAGAAACTTTTTAACCGCTGTAATGTTGCCTGCCAACTTAGCCAGCGTATTAGTAGCAGACGAATACAGCGTATCGCCTAGGGTATACGTAGAGATGCCTGTACCGCCTTGGGTAGCACTAGCAGTACTAGCGGTTGCTAATGTGCCTAACCCCAACGCTGTTCTCGATGTAGCTGGAGCTACTGCCAACCCTTGATTAATCAGGTTAGACGTAGTTGCCTGTACGTTTGCACCGCCTTGCACCAACGGGACAGCTTCCGACCCCGTTATGGTGGTCGCTGGCGTCATTGCTGAGATTTTGGTATCCGCCATTTAAGCCTCCAACTGGATTTTGTCGCTGTTTTCCTGCAACACGTATCCAGCGTTTTCCATCAATATAAAGTACTCGGTTGGATCAGTGTCGCCAAGAATAATAACTTCCCTACCGCCAACAGAATCGCCGTAGCCGTTGTTTGCGTTAGCGCCAACTTTTAGTGCCGTACCCGGATAGGTATTAGCAAAGTTAGCTACGTGATTAAACCCGACGCCGCTCGCCATTATTTACCCGGCATACCCGCCTGAATGATCGTCAACGCTACTGATCCGGCACCCGCAGTTTGGTTAATCCGTATGCCACGAACAGGAAACGCATAGTTTCCGTCAGCACTGGACGAACCGCTCAGGGTGGGATGATTGAACCAAGTAGGCGTGACACTCGCATTCAGTACATCATCAAACGTATGCTGAATAGTATAAGTAGCGGGGGCTGTAACGACCACCCCCATACCCACATTAAACGGCGACTGATAATGATCCATCACAGCAGTACTGGATGTGCTTATACCTGTTGTAGTCACCACAATAGGACGCATGACTGCCTCCTGAATTAGACGTTCTGCTGACCAACCAGCGGATCAACAACAAAGTAGGTGATGTAGCCACCAACGTCGCCACCGCCGCCGCTGTTGTCACGAGTGGTGACATACGACAGTTCAGTCAGAGCTGTACCGGTAACAACAGAGCCAATCGATGTGGTTGTAGCTGACGATACTGTTAGCGCATTAGCAATAGCCTCGGGAGTAGCTGTACCGCTGGTATAGCCAGTTGCACCAAGGTCAACTGAGCCGGTGCCGGGGTTAGTAATCGCCACAGACAACACAACTGCGCCAGCAGGAAGAATTAGATCGGGTGCACCAGCAACCGAAGAAACCTTGACGTTACCGGAGTTAGCTGCGTTGTCAATATAGAATTGAGCAGCCATCACGCCAGAACCACAGTACGCGGTGCGAGTCGTGTCACCGCCGCCCGAACGCCAAATGCTTTGGGTGGTAGAAAGAGCCATGTTTTTCCTCATGCGGTTAGGCACGTCAATCTGCATGAAGTCAGGCCGGGAGCCTGTTTGACGTACCGGATAAATCCCGGAATTACTGCCTTTATATACTACAAAAAGGGGGGCGTAAAGCCCCCCTTTTTATTACGCGCCTTGCGAGCCGTACATGCCCAGCGGGTCAGACCAGCCGAACGAGTAACGCTCACGAGCCTTGTAACGCACGTTGCCGGTGTCAAAATCACCGTCCATCGAGTTCGCCAGCGGCGTACGAACAAAGTGCTTCATGCCGTTTGGAACGTCAGTGGTCAGGAACCATGCGTTTGTGTCGGTCAAGAAGTGGTTGATCGTAAAGCCTTCTGGGATCGAACCGTTGTTCTTCAGTGCGTTGATGTCGTTATCGTTAGTGCCGACGCGGAGTTCGGTTTCTAACAGACGAGTAGCAACGAACTGGAGAGCTGGTGGGACAATCAGCTTACGTGGTTTAGCTGCAATCAGCAGGCTACGTTCGTCAGTCCACGCAGCGATTTGAATCACAGCGTTTTCCAACGAGGTTTCGTTCAAGTCAGCAGGAGTCGAAGGAATATTCGAGTTAGTGCCGCCAGAGACGAGTGGGTGGTTAGCCGAGAACAGTGCCTGACCATCGCCGCCCGGATATGAAGCCGAGAAGCCGTTGTTCAGGACGTTAGCCGCCTTAACCTGCTTGGTGTACGACATAGCACGAGCCAGCGCCTTGGTATAACGAGCCGACAGGCTGTCATACAGGTTATCTTCGATGGCCTCTTCGGTCAGCGAGAAACCCAGAGCGATGGTTTCGTGGTTGTATCGAGCAGTCCATGCTTCTTGCGCATTGTCATACGCAATTGCAGAACCTTCGTTTTTCACCGGAGCTGCTGAGAAGCCAGACAGCTTGGTTTCTTCTTCGAAGGAACGCTCGGAAGTCTCGGTTTCGTAGATTTCCTTGTGCTCTTCGCCGTAGCGAGCGTACTCCATGCCGAACAGTGCGTTCAAGCCGGGGAGCAGCTCTTTCAATAGTTGTGCGCGTGAAATAGCCATGATTTAGCTCCCTTATACGTTGGCTTGGCCGGTCGGGTTGAGATACGAATGCCCACCGGTAACTACAGTAGTAACAACAACTGGAGGGCCAGCATCGTAAGTGGACACCGTGTAAGGCGCATTCCACTTAACAATTACTTCGCTGTAGTTGCCGCTGGCGTTAGTTGTTTCAGGAACAACATCAACCACACGTAATGGCAACGAAGCAGCAGTATTCGAGCCAGAATCATAAACACCAATGTTCGAGTTACCCGAAACAGTGCTGTTAGTTGTAGGCTGCGAAATGGCCAAGTTGTCGCCAATGATTGCACTCGAAATTGGAGTGATCGTGGTCGAAGTTGCGCCGCCAGTCACAGCTACTTTAAATAGCTGATCAGGATCATCTGCTACGTAAGCCAGAATGTCCGAAGCAACGACACCGCCCGGATAGTAGTTGGAAAACAACTTCTGACCGGTAGATGGGTTAGTGTAACTACAGCCAAGGAACACGCCAACAACGCCCGTTACCGAGACAGTTGCAGTGCCTGTTTCTTTGACGATAGTAGCGCCAGAAATACGAACGATATCACCGTTGTAGATGGCGGTAGCATAGTTGCTTGCAATCGGGAGTTCACGAGTTTGGCCCGCGAACACCTGACCGCCGATCAGATTGATCGGCTTTAGCCCGTAGGGGGCATTTACAGTCGGATAAGCCATGTTTTACTCCAAAATTTAGTTAGCCTTTACCAAACGACGTTGAGGATTTACGCTCCGCAAAGAGCGGCATCCGCGCATCGTTCTCGCGCATGAAGCTGTTATCAATTGCAGTAGTCTGAGCTTGAGTCTGGTTCGCGTAATAATCATTACGCTGCTTTACAAACTCTTCAGGCGTCTTGCATAACAACAACCCACCGATCTCGACATTGTCCTTAAAGCGACTATTCGGATCGATTAGCAGTTTAAACTTCGGTTGTTCCGAGACTTTTACGGGCTCCCAACCCTCGCGTAACTTGCCTGACAAGTTGCGTGGATCAGAATTGCCTAGTGTCGAAACACGTACCCACCTGTACGCAAACCCGGCCTGTTTATCAGGTTCCGGTAGAGTTTCAGCAGGTGCCCACTGCTTAGGGCGTTCCTGTTGCGTACGGTTTTCTAATTCTCTAGTAAGACGGTTCTCGCTCATAATCAGCTCCCTTGTAATTTAAGGACTTCGCGGGCGTATTGCTCCGGAGTCAGTTTGAACTTCTTTGCCAACGCTGCTTGTGTAGTCGTTAGCCTGACTTGCTTCGGAGCCGTGCTCCGCTTAGCTGACGCTACAACGGTACTCGGCTTACTTGTCTGAGGCTTTTGTGGCTCAGCTTCTTTAGGAAAGGCTTCTGGAAACCGCCTACGTATCGTTTCGTCGATACGCTTGTAGTAATCGTCAGTACCAAGGTATTCCGCGCCGTACTCACGATACAACTTTTTATGCAGTCCCATCGCTGCGTCCGTCATCTCCTCGTCCTTATTGAACCAATTAGAGTTACGGCGCTGCCAATCTGCGAACTTTGGGTCGGCAGGCTTTTGTTCCTGCCGGATTTGCGGGAGTTGTACCTCAGTTTCAGGTTCTTGTAAAGTGGGTTTAAAGTTTCTTGTGCGATCCAACTTCAAAGACGCCTGCACTAGAGCTGCCTGTGCCTCAACTAACTTCTCAGCGTCACCTAAGTCGTACGCCTCCCGATAGTTCCTTTTCGCCACTTCAACGTCGGTTTCCGCCGCCGCTTTAACCGTGGCGATGTACTCCTGCTCACCAGAGGTCAAAGTTGCCTTAAGGCGCTGGTTCTCCTCAAGGATGCTTTGAGCTATCCGTAGAGCTTCTTCTTGCTCACGCAGGGCTTTCTCTTTCTCCCTACGTTCGTCATGCCAAGCCTTCTTATACTGTTTGAACCGGCTGACTACTTCCTCGGGGTACTCCCCGCCGTCCTCCGGCTTCTCCAGCGAAGTGACTACTTCGGGTGGAAGTGGCTCCTTACCACGGTCTTCTTCGGGGGTGTCGTCGTCAATCTCAACGACAAACTCCTCCTCCTCGTCTTCGACTTGTGCCTTAGTATCCTCGACTTCGTCGGGGAACTTGTACTCGTTTTGTTCCATAGGCATAGCTATCTCCTTATGCGCGTGAAATACCGCGTGGGTCTTGGACAACACCTTCCACCGAGTCATCATTAATTAGACGGAACTCCCGTCCATGAATCTTCAGTCTGGTGCCGCTGTTAGGACGCGCTAAGATGAAATCCCCCTCTTTACACCAAGGGCCGCTAGGGAACCGCTTATCATCTTTGTAACAGTCTGGTCCAAGTTTCACGACAAAGAAGACCGTGCTAAGGACTTCCTCAAAATGCTTGGTTTGGTCTGCCTTTATCAGACCGCTGTCGTACTTATCTTCAATCTCCGGGATAGCGACAAGGATGTGGTACCCCGCCGGGTCCGGAAGTTGTGTTGCTCTTTCTTCTGCGGTCTGTGGCAGGGTCGACACTTCACCGCTTTCTGTAGCGATGGCTAGTTCAGTCATCTGAATACTCCATGTGTTTTGCGAGGTCTAATACGTAAGACTCAACTGCGGTGAGACCTCGAATTTCACCGCAGATAAACCGGTACTCTTCATAGCTCTTGGCTGAGCTATTGCCCAGACCGTCGGAAAGTTGTGTCCGACGGCCTCTGATCTCTTTCAATATCGCTTCAAGCGCGTTCATTTACTCTTCCCTTTCTGTGGGGGGCGATTCGGCTGCTGTTGGCGTTGTCTTTGCATTTCCATGCCTGCTCTAAAGCCTTCAGACTCTTGTTGTCTGTTGCTGCGCATCCGGTCAGTCTCAACCTTGACAGCCATGTTCGCCCCCGCGATCTCCTTCTGAGCATTGATCCGCTCAAGCTCGATCTGCAACTGCTTCTCACGCGCGGCTGCGTCCGCCTGATCTTTAGCGATCTTGCGCTGAACTTCTGCCTGCTTGATCTGCAACTCTTGCATCTGCATCTGGATGATCGGGTCTTGCATCTGCTGCTGAGCCTGCTGCTGTTGAGCTTCCTGCATGTGCTGCTGTAGTAACTGCTGGGTAGCTTGGGCTGCTGCTTGGGAAATCTGGACTTCCATCTGTTTCGGAATCTCGATGTCCTCGTCCTCCTCGTAGTTCGGCAGCTGTATACCCATCGTTGCTTCCATCTGCTTGCGATACTCGTAGCCGACGTGCTCATTAATATGCGCCATCATCGCTGCTTGCAGCATCTGTGCTTGTGGGTTCTGACCAACTATCTGCTGTATCTTCGGGTCTTGCATAGCCCCCATGTGAACAGCGATATGCGCTTGATGATCCTGATACAGGAACGCTTTGACAGGTTTACCCATCAAAATATTCTGGTTCTCTGTAATCGGGTCACGCGGACGCGTGTCGTCTTCTGTTGGTACTAGCTTGGTGTAGTTCTTAATGCCCAAGACATCCAGCATCTGTCTGTGGAGTAGTGGCATGTCATACAGTTGTGGTGCTGTTTGTGCCAGCTGTAGTACCGCTTGATACTGCACAACTTTCTGACTCATCGTTGCAGCGTTCGGATCACTGACCGGAATCACATCCACTTGGTCGTAATCACTCTGCTTAGCCCGACGGTCGCCATCTACAGGGTCATAGTCGTAGTCCGGTGGCGTGAAGTCCCTGATGATCTCTTTTAGAAGCCGGAACTCTTCGTGCATCGAGTAGTGAATACGCGCCTGCACCGCCGACATGATCTTCAGGGTTCTTTCTAGAATCGCTAGTGTCGTGCCTACAGGTGCCTGCGCACTCATATCACTTACTTGCAACTCAGCTGCATTAGCAAACCGGCGACCTTCTTCGATGATTTGATTCATCAATCCAGCCAAAACTTGCGATGGTTCCTTGTATGGCAGCGGCAAAATGTTGTCGCGTATCGCACCACTCGGTACATCTACGTCTCTAAACTCGCCCGGAGAGATCGGTGTATCGTCACCTTTGACACGCATACCGCGTGTCTTTAGTCCGCCCGGCAGGTTAGACAGGGTGCCTGCATCAACAAGCTGACGGAGAATAGACGTACCGCTCTTCGCATACGCCCCGATCAAGTGAATGAAACCAAAGCAATAGAAGCCAAAGCCGGGGATGTAGCCGTAGTGCACGAAGTGCGTACGCTTGTTTCTTAGCTTGTCTGTCGGTCTCCAGTTGCGACGAATAGACAAAACTTTCTGCGATGACTTATCTATAGTTACAATATACGGCAGCTTGATACCGTCTTCATCTTCATAGCCGGGCAGGTCTAGGTCAACCTGCATCTCAAGCAGTCGATAACGGCTGTCGGTAGTAATCCGAAAGCCCATCTTCTCAGCGATCTTCTTCTCGATCTCTTCAAAAGTATCGACCGGCTCACCAAGATCAACGTCACGATAGAAGCCATCAACTTGCAGCTTTCTGATCTCGTTCTCGGTCTTACGCATCACGTGCGTTACACGCTCTGCTGTTCGCAAACTAGACGTGCCGTATGGCACCACAACATCTTCAGCAGGTACATAGATCGATGTCTGCCGTCCTAGTGACGGGTCGTAGTACACCTTCTTAAACGCGTTACCTGACAGACCCAAGCCCCACAACATACGCTCATGCTCAGGACGATATTCAGGCATCTCTTCGGTCAGACGATAGTTCATATCGTCTCTTACTCGCTCGGACGCCTCTTTTTTCTCAGGAGTCTCCTTACCGATGATTTTCGTTTTAACCGGCCCAGCAGCCGGGAAAGTCTCCATAATCGTTTCAGATTGGAATTTGACGAGCGCTTCTGAGAGAAGAGGGTGTGTAACTCCGCAAGCACCTGCCCAAGGTTCTGTCCGTTCTTCAAGCTTCATCCCCAACAAATCAAGCCCATCGACGTACGTCTGTATCCAGTCTTTGCGACTAGCTACATCCTCTTCATATTCTTCAATCAAATCATTAGCAAGCGAAGACAGTATGGACTCCGGCATGTCTTCTGCCAAGTTCATCTCAAACTCATCTTCTGGTGCCTCTTCTGGATCAATATCAATCTCAAGATCACCAGCGCGAATCTTTACCTCTTCTGGGTCTTCGATCTCAATTTCCATGTCAGGTTCCATTACTGCCTGCTCCAAGCCCTGCGGGGCTGCGTACAAGCCTTTCTCGATACTCATGATCTATCCTTAATAGTAAGCGCGGTTGCGCTTCGACTTAAACAGCTGAATTTCTTCAGGTTCGTCGTTATGCAGTCTAATAAACCCACCTTGCCGGAAACGTAGTAGAGCCAGCGTAGTCGAGTCAACCAAGTCGTCGTTAATGCCTGATGGGAAGTCGTTGCATTCTTCGATCACCTCCATCGCCCATCGCCTCTGGGGTGCCCACACAATGCCGCCATGAAACAGTGAAGAGACAGCGTTTACGCGAGAAATCTTGTCTTGTCCTTTGCCCGGTGTGAACTCTTGTACTGGCACACCCATACGCCGCATCTCTTGGTACAACACGGAGCCAGAAGACTTCTTTTCTACAATGAACGAGTCTGGCTCCCATTCACGATACTCTTCCAACACCAACTCTTTTAAGTCTGGGTACTCCATACGCTTCTTAATTGAGTTCAAAAGAATGATGTTGTAGTTGTTTACTTCCTCGTTGTAGAACACACCCCACGTTGTTAGGGCGTTAAAGTCAGAGCGATTGTTTGCTTCTTGTGCAGCATCCAAGCTCATAATGATGAATTCGCACTGTGGTGGGTCGTCTTTTTCCCACATCTGCCACCACTCGCGTTTTATTAGCGCTCCCTCTTCTGACGTCGGCTGCTGCATGTACTGTGCATTCCAGTATCGAATATCCAGTGATGCCTTTTTCGCCAGCAGCTCCTCAACCGGCCAGAATTCGGGCCAGAGAGCGTTGTCGTTCTCGTCGATTGCCGGGAACTCCACCACTTCCCAGCGATCCACATCCTCGCTGCGCTCCATTTGCGTGATAATTTGCCCAGTAAGATCAAGTTTGCTCCATCTGGTCATCACTACGATAATCGCACCACCCGGCATAAGACGCTGAATTGGTCCTGACTGGAACCACTCCCACGCGGGTAGAAACACCTCGGGTCTTCCCAGTTTTGCTTCTTGTTCAGAATGGGGGTCGTCAATAATAAATAGGTCAGCACCCCGCCCAGCAAGAGCGCCGCCCACCCCAATGGCGAAATACTCTCCGTTGAAGTTGGTACCCCATCTTGACGCACTCTTTGAGTCCGCCTGTAGCTCAATCTGCGGAAAAACGTCACGGTATGCCTCCGATCCAACGAGATTTCGTACCCTACGACCAAACTGAACCGCCAAATCAGCGGTATGCGAGGCCATAATGACCTTCTTTTGGGGATATTTGCCCAAAAACCACGCCGGAGCGAGGTAGGAGATGAGTTCTGACTTGCCGTGACGGGGGGCGATGTTCACAATCACCCGTTTTTTCTGTCCAGCGGCAATATCTTCGAAGATTTTCGCTAATCTATAGTGGTGTGGACCAACTTTGTAGCCCGGATACACGTGTTTTACGAAGTCAAGGAAGCTTTCCTTGCTAATCTCGCGGGTTACTTCCTCTTTGTACTTCTTTAATAGCTCGGCAGTACGCCGTTTCTGCTTCTCCGGCATCGTCGGGAGCTTCGCCCGCAGCTTATTTATGTCACTCGGTGACAGTTTTAGGGTATCAAGCGCCAAGTCCCGCCCCCGTTTCGCGTACTTCGACGTCGATGACCTGATCTTCAAGCATGTTTAGGGTCTCAATTAGCTCTCTTTCGACTTCTTCGAGACTTTGAACCTTATGAGTCACCTCAGAACGCTTCTTAAATGCGTCCACACCATCGACTTCGCCAAGGCTCTTTAGGGCAGCGATCCGCGCCTTGGGGTCTTTAGCGTTTTCGATCTCTGCTACCAGCTTATTAACTACATATAGTTTCAGATCAGATAGCTCTTCAACGATCATGCAGTTGCTTTGAGCCACCATCCCTGCGAGATACGCCATTACTTCATTAGGGTACTTAGCAAACTGGGGGCGGTGTGACGGGTTATGCACCATCTGATGTGCGATTTCCCTCGCCTGATCAATGTGTTCGGCGGTCGGTTCAATAGGCTTGTTGTTTAGGTCAGCGACTAACTTAATAGTACGCGCCCGCATCTCTATCTCTTCTTGCGGGGTGAGGTCGGGCATCGCCTCAAGTGCTGAGGCTGGGAGAGGAATATCTTCCTCGATGTTCGGGATAAGGGTATTCATATTGGCTTTCTGTGGCCTAACAGAACTCTGCGGAATATAGCAGGTGTTGGGATAATGTAAAGGGTTGTTAAAATAACAACTGAGTTTTAGAAAATTTTTGTGAAATATTTTTTGTTTAGGCGAAGGAAAACATAGGGGGTGGGACAAGCCTCGTTCTTAATAAAATGGGCGGAGGAAAGTATAAGATTTGGGAAAACTTTGTGTCGTTTATTAGTTTCCTAGTGTATACAGCGGCGATGGAACCATCGCGCATATCTGGGGGGTGGGGTATGGGTGGGGTCGCGCGGAATTAACTTGACATATACCACCCATCATGTAGAATTCAATTACCGGATGAAATTAGTGCCGGTTCATTTGATAGAAAGGGAAGACACAATGTCTACCATCCAAACTCCAGTCGATATCATCGACGCAGCATTAGAGTCTATGGCAGCTGACATTCGCTACGCGAAAGAGCGTCGTGCAGTACTGAAGAGCGGCAAGTGCCGTACATTGGTGACTAGATTGATTCAGCCACTGATTTACGCAGTAGGTGAGACAGGCCGTGTGGTACTGCACGTGTGGTGTGGCAAGCCTAGCATCACGGTCTATATGTACGACCTTGAGAGCTTCAAACAGCGAGAGCTTGTGTGGGTCGTAGAGTACTTGACCGGCGAACTAGACAAGCTCGGTGGCGATGTGAGTACGAAAGACTATGCTGAAGCAATCAATCGGGATTACGTTTTCTCGACTGACAAGTGGGAAGTAAGGGTCGTTGGCTACGTCAAGTCTACTAGTCCTACTTGCCGCAAAGTAGTGATCGGCACTGAGCTGGTCGAGAAGCACAAGTATCAGATCGTCTGTGACTAAACCATATGGGGTGGCGCGAGCCACCCCACTTACGAAAGGGTATCAACCATGAGACTTGTATACGAAGAGAGCGGTGATGTGGAAGTGCAGCACGGCGATGTAGTTCACGTGCGCGGCACACCGTACTATGTAATGAGCAAGGTCAAGCCACACAAGCCTGCTAGTACTGGGCGCGTGATCTGCAAGGCGATGACGGAAGACGCTTGGGTGTGTGAGTGGTTCCCGAGTGTGATCGGCGCCAAGTGGATTGAAAGGACGGATCAGTAACACCAGCCCCGCTTCGGCGGGGTTTTTTATTGCCTACAGCTTTTGATACCAGTTATTAAAGAGCGCGCGCGGCTCATCGTGCGCGTGGCGCGGGCGTTATTTATCGTCCTATGCGCGATTAGGACACTAATTAACTTGACATATACTGCCTATCAGGTAGAATTCTATTTACCGATCAACGATTCATTTCGATTCGTTTCGGTGCTTATGAAAGGGGATAGCTATTATGGCTACCAAAAAACTAGCAGCACAGGCGGTTGAATCCGCTCTCGGTTTTGCTTCTGACAAGGACGCGGGTTATAGCCTTGCAAATGGTCACGAAAAAAGCGAAAAGACCATTACTGACGTGGCACGTTATGTAATGACTAAATACCCAAAGTATCCTCAAGAGGAAAACGAAATTCTCGAGCAGAATTTTGCTGAAGGGTATTTGCTAGTCTTATCAGAGACTGAGCGCGGTTCGCCAAAGCAGTATGGGTACGTCGATGGCAACTATATCAACGTCACTCAATTGGCGGATAAACCGAAAGTGATGGATGTACTGTCTATCGCGTTCGCAATGGGATTATCTAATTATGAGTATCGCATAATAGATAATCCAGACAAGAAAAAGGTTGTTGCTGAGATTCGCGATATGGCTAAGACCTATGTCTCTCAGCGCAAAGCGGCACTCATCAAGAAAATTGATGAGCTTCGTAATCCTGAAAAGAAACAGGCGAAACGCGCAACGAACAAGACTGTCGAGCAGCATTTCGTTGTAGCTTTCGAGACAGGTGATGCGAAGGTGAAGCTTGGCAAGAAACAAGGTGATCCACACGGTGATCCGGTAAAGTTTCAACAAGCCAAAGACGCCTTCTGGCAAGTGATGTTCGGCAAGCCTGCTCCAGTATCAAAAAAGTAACTAGCTAGGTACTTTCAGCCCGACCAGAAATGGTCGGGCTTTTTTTGCCCTGCGAAAAGTGAAACCAGTTATTTAAGAGCGCGCGCGTGTGAGCGCCGACGCCCAGCGGCCGACGCCCAGCGGCCGACGCCCAGCGGCCGACGCCCAGCGTGACCGCATAGTTAATTAGTGTCCTACACCACGCTAGGAAGTTAATTAGTGTCATTTACCGTTTGCTTAAATGACGCTACGCTGATCACACCATATTAAAGTTCCCATCATTTACCGTTTGCTTAAATCACGAGCCGTTTGTTCCGCTTTTTTGTTCTGGTGTTCTGATTCGGCAAACCCTACCAGAACAGAAAAAGTGAGGATTCATGCGGGTTTTCAGCCATTGTTCCAATGTTCCGGCTTTTTTAGGGGAGGGAGGGGGGTAAGCACGATTTTTTATTTTGGCAGATCGTTCGTCTGCGTGAGCAAGTGCGCAATCCTCCGTATACCCTTTTTTCTTTAGAACAGAACAAAATACTATATATAGTTTATTAAAAATAAAAATAATAGATAAATCAATCACTTACCCCACAAATTATTGTTCTGGCAACAAACCCATTTCAGAACAAACGCCATTTTTTAACTACATATGGTCTAAAAATCACCGTTTTTGTTCCAAAACGCCCCAAAAACCCAGAACAACCCAGAACAAAATAGATATTTAAAAGGATTGTGTTATATGTCAATTTATAGTATAATAATACAGTGGTAGAGCAATCTAGCACACCGATGCAAAAACAATCCGCAGTTAAACAACGTCCTATCAATGCATAGGACACTAAATACGAAGGGGCAACACCATGACCTACCAACTCGACCTAGTAGACGAAATGCAGTGGGAAGACGTAGCCGACGAGCTTGGCCTGTTAGTTTCTTTAGAAGAAGCCGGACTCGAAGAAGCCAACGACGAGCCGCTGCATGGGCAGTACCACAGCAACGAGGGCAGCATCTACAGCTACACGTATTGGTTTTACGATGGCGATGAAGACGCATTCAGCGTCATCTAATTAACAACCTACACAACGAAAGGACAGTAATCATGGGACAAGTCAAAAAAGCCTACATCACAGCACAAGAGTGGTACGAGGATATGCCTGACCTGATGGGCATGGCGTTGCAGCAAGCCGAAAGAGAGTTTCTGGCGATGCAAGACTTAGATCGCATTCAGGAAGCGACCGATATGCCGCTGTGGATTCAACTCGAACTAAACCTGTGGGAGGGTAAGCATGGCATCAACGAGCAAACTTACTGGGACATGGATGGGCGGGGGCAACGTGGCTAGGGGAACTGAGGTAGTCATTGCGCTGTACGCCAACCTGCCGAGGGGTAACATCACTGTGGCTGAGAAAGATCACAGGCCAAAGCAGAGGGCAGCGTTCGCGATACTCAAAGAGTGGGTGCGGCAGCACATCAAGGAAAAGCCTGAGATGCACCGCTTCGCTGACAACATGACAACAATCGAGGGGCGGGGCTTTCTCTTTGAGTTCTTGAGCGTTGACTGGGGCAACGAGAACGACCCGTTCTTTCTGTTACTACAACGTACCTTAAAGGAGATAGCTGATACCTTCAACTGCCAAGCGCATAACAACTGCGGAACTGACTATGCGCTGGAATACGCTTACGTCATGAACGGGGGTATCAGATATGAGACAACACGTCTCGGTGCGTATGCGTATGCGGTGGGTGTCAAGGTACAGCTTGACGTGGCTAGTCAATACATGGTGATGGAGGATGACGATGGGAATTGGATACCGTTCTAAGGAGAGTGAGATGCACACAAGGCTATGTTTAATTTGCGGGGATGAAGTAGTACACGAGCGGTGGCGTATCGGTTACAAGACCTGTATGCCATGCGGGGAGAGCGCAGCGCGTTCCATCACCCGAACGGTAGCGCCCATGCACAAGAGCAACTACGTCTTAATTACTGACCTAGTCGATCTTAGGGGACTAAATAACAAGGGAGGGCAGGTGAAATGACTAGATCACGCAGGGAGTACATGACCGACCTATTGGAAGACTGCGATGCGATACTCAAGGACTTCGAGGGGTACGACCACGAGTGCTGGGAGAACGGAGGCAAAGCTACGATCATAGCCGCACTAGTCTTAGCCGACGCGCTCAACGGATTGCGTAAGAGTTTATTAGCTGTTCAAGGGGGGCTAAGTGAAACGCTATAAGAAAGTAATACGCGATGCCAAGCGCATCCTAATGCACCACGACCACGACCGTCAGGCAAGAGAGTTCTGGCTGGCGCTGATTGTAAAAACTAAGGGGAGGATGGGATGGATATAAAGCCGTACGATGTGATCATCAGGGAAGAGCCGACGGTAGTGCAGAAGCTTTACCGCTTTCCTAACGGACTCGGCGCGTCGGTCATCAAGGGAGAATATACCTACGGAAACGAGCAGGGTATGTGGGAGTTAGCCGTGATCGAGTTCGAAGGGGATGGGTTCAAGGTTGTTTACCCGAAAGATATTTGCCCTGACGAGGATGTGGTGGGCTGGCTGACCGATGAGCAGGTTGACGAGAAGCTGGTGCAGATTGCTAACCTAGAGGGAGCGGGTAACACCGCAATGAATAATGGCATTTGGTATCCAACGATTGAAGCTGGTAGGCACAAACAACGAGAGGACTGACATGGATAACTTTTACGAGATAGCAACGGTAGTGCTGGGCTGCGTGGTAGTAGCGCAATACGTGGCGTTGCAGAGTATTAAATGGGACAGGCACAAGATTCTGTACGTGTTCGAGCGTGTGGCTGTGCGTGACTGGGCGGTACAACTAACTAAGGAGGGGTACGAGGTGGTCAACGAGGATGGCAAGCTGCAATTCAAGGTGAAGCGACATGGGTAACTGGCATCTCTTTATCGCTGGCACGTTGTTCGGCATCGGGTTGATGTTGCTCGGGGCAATTGCTGCCCACTCACTTTTGTTTCAGGGGTTTAAACCACTATGGAGACTTGTTCTAAATACTTGAGTAAAACCCTTGCTCTATATGTCAACTTGTGTTATACTAATAGTGTAGTCAAAGCAGTTTCATTCAGTTCTTATTTAGTGACCTATGCGTCGAAAGGATGTTAATCATGAACGTATCTCTCAACAAACCGCAGCACATCACGTCGCTGGCAACTTCTGGCTTGCTGGTATCCGTCGAGGTAAACGTGTGGAGCGCAACGAAGCAAGACCGCGCCATCAGCAATGAGGTAACTATCGCAAAGAAAGCCGACACAAACGCGGGTCGGTTCGTTAAAAACCTGTTGGCGAACAGCCCAGACCACAAAGCGTTGCTGAACTATCGTCAGACGATCTACAACTGGATGCAGCGCGTTACCTACCCATGGAACAAGTCGCAGGATTACTTGCCCTACGTAGCGTTGGCTAACTTCATGCAGGAGTTTGCTACCCACGAGGCAGAGTTCAACCGTCTCCTAGACAACTTCTGTAACAACTACGGTGGCATTGTGTCGAACATGGCGTTCGCGCAGGGTCAGATGTTTAACCGCGATGACTACCCGACGGTTGACCAAGTGCGTAACAAGTTCGCAGTCACGCTGTACACGAGCGAGGTTCCGGTAGGCGATTACCGCTGTGCAATTGCAGATGACTTGGCTGAAGATTTGAACAAGCATTACAGTCGGCAAGCGCAGACCATCGTGCAAGGCATCCTGAACGATCAGGTCGAGCGGTTGGTTGATGTCATGGAGTCACTCGCACATTGCTGCGGGTACGACGAGACTACAACGACTGACGGTGAGCAGAAGCAGAAGAAGCGCAAGATATATGAGGGGACGGTTGATAAGGCGAAAGAGTATTGCCGTCTCTACAAAGACTTTAACCTGACGAACGATCAAGCGTTGGATGATGCAGTAAGCCGACTCGACCTAGCGTTGCGCGGCGTAGATGCAGAATCGTTGCGTGACTCTGACGCGATTCGTACGCAGGTAAAAGACGAGATGGATGACATCCTCTCGAAGTTCGCACCACGTTCTATTTAATAACCTATTGACCGAAAGGACACTAATCATGGCTAAGATTCAATTCACTGATACCGTAAGCATCGAGCAGCTCGCTGCAATGATTCCAGCAATGTCTGCAACCACCGAGGAATCAGACGATCACGTCACTCCTGTCATCGTCAGCGAGCCGGGGGTAGGCAAGACGTCGATTCTGAAACTCATTGCTCAGAACAATGGTGACAAGTGGCGCAAGCCCAGCGACAACTTCGCATCGGACAAGTTCGACTACATCTACGTTGACTGCCCATCGAAGGACTTCATGGATATCGCTGGCACTATCCCGAATCACATTGATAAGTCTCTTGAGCAATACGTTGGCGCGCTGTTCAAGCTGGACTCAGCGAAACCTAAGATCATCATGCTTGACGAGGTGTTCAAGGTTCCCAAGCTGATGGGTGTGTTGTTTACCCGATTAAAGCTTGAGCGTATGGTGGGTGATCGTTCGCTGCCGATGGGGTCTGTCGTCTTTGCAACAAGTAACAACTCAAGCGATGGCGTAGGCGACTCCATGCAAGCGCACCAAGGCAATCGTGTGTGTCTCATGCGTATGGAGAAGCCTGATGCTCGGCGTTGGAACAAGTGGGCTGGTGAGAACGGTATCAGTTCGACCATTCGTGCGTTCGTTGCGATGAATCCTCGCGTATTGAATTCATACATGGATGGCGGTCAGGAGAGTAACGAGTTCATCTTCAATCCAACTAAGCCGACTCAGACTGTGTCGTTCATCTCGCCACGTTCATTGACCAAGTGCAATCGCATCGTCAAGAATCGTAACGCATGGGGCAAAGCGGCGGCTGATGTTGCGTTGGCGGGTACGATTGGTCTGGCTGGTGCGAAGCTTCTGTCTGTCTTTATCGACATGGAAGCGCAGGTCTTGCCGGTGTCTGAGATTATCGCTAATCCGATGGGTGTTGCTGTTCCAGAGGATGTTGCAGCGTTGTGCATGGTGATGTTTAACGCAGTCGATGAGATTCAGACGCAGGATGATTTGTCATCGTTCATGAAGTTTATTGAGCGTATGAAGCAGAGCGAGTTGCAGAGTATTTTCTTTACCATGCTTCTCGACAACAAGCGTACCACCAAGCTGGCTGCGGCTAACGACGTAGTCAAGCAGTGGGCGATGAACAACTACAAGTATCTCTAATTACTGTCCTAGCAGGTCTAGGACACTAACCAAGAAAGGGAAACCATGAACGCAATGGGACTGACACTCGAAGAGCGTGTCAAGAAAAACCACATTCACTTGATGCGTCACGTCGAGACTGCGCTGTACTCTGGCGTGATCATGTCTGGTGAATCTCATGTAACAGACGGAGACTACACGGCGTACACCGATGGTCTAAACAAGAAATACTCAAGCAAGTTTATTGAGAAGCTGACTGACGAGGAACTACGTGCGTTGATCTTGCATGAGAATTTACACGTTGCGCTGATGCACATACACCGGCACAAGGACTTGATCAAAGAGAATCCTATGCTGTCTAACGTGGCGATGGACATCGTGGTCAACAACATCATCAACAAGCTTAACGACAAACGGTTGTGCAAGCTACCTGATGGCGGCATCTATGACGCTAAGTATGATGGCTGGTCTGTGCGTGAGATATACAACGATCTTAAGAAACAAAACCCACAGCTTGACGGCAAGGGAGGTGGCGGCTCGGGCGAGGGTAGTGAGGTCATGATCAACGGGCGTAAGGTATCAACCGATGAGTGTGACGAGCATGACGCAAATGGCGCTGAGAGTATGTCTCCGCTAGAAGTTAAAGAAATGGAGGAGAAGATAGGCAGGGCGTTGCGCGAGGGCGGGATGTTGGCTGGTAGGCTCGGCACTAAGATGCCGCGCGAACTAGAGGAGTCACTGGCATCCAGAGTAGATTGGCGCAAGGAATTGCAGGACTACATCAAGACTTCCATTCG